TGGCCGTACTCGATAATCTTAGCCCGGTACTAGTGCAGTGCGCTGCATGTAGGAGTCCGTTCTCTGAGCAGATTAACGAGCGCATGAAGCGCGGAGTTCCAGACACTCAGATTGCTAAGTGGCTAAAAGACAACGAAGGATACATCTCTCGCATTACACTTGGACTGCACAAGCGTGATCATCTTACAGATGACTTCCAGGCGGCCAAGAAGATTGCCATAAAAGCTTTTCGAAGGAATCAGGAGACCATCAAGACAAAGGGCGACCTAGCTGAGCTGGTGCGCAACCAGGTCATGAAGATGGTTGACGACGGACTTCTAATGCCAACCCTATCCGAGGGACTGCGAGCCCAGGAGATCATGGACCGCAGGGTTGAGAAGTCTGCAGATAGAGACCTGGCGGTATCGCTGGCTGGAATCCTTGGCGGCGGACCAGTAATTAACATGATTGAAATGCATGCGGAGGAGATTACAGATGGCAAAGACGCCAGCTTGGACGCGTAAAGAAGGGAAGAACCCTAAGGGCGGACTTAACGCCAAGGGCCGAGCTTCCTACAAGGGCGGAACTCTCAAGGCTCCAGTAAAAGCAGGAGATAACCCACGAAGGGCATCGTTCCTGGCACGGATGAGCGGCATGGCCGGACCAGAGCGTGACGAAAACGGAAAGCCAACTAGATTACTCCTCAGCCTACAGGCGTGGGGAGCGAGTAGCAAGGCTGACGCCAAGCGTAAGGCAGCAGCAATTAGCAAAAGAAATAAAGCTTGAAAGTCACCAGCCAGGCAGCTGCAGATCTAACAAGGGGAAGAACCGACCCGGTCTTCTTCGCAAGTCGCTGGCTAGGCATTGACCTACACCCAGGTCAGGTGCAGTGGGTTAAGGGCATTGCCGACAGGGACGAGTCCGGATGGCGGCCCAAGTACCTAACCACAGTGTGCTCAGCTGGCAACCGTGCCGGCAAGACGCTTGGAATGGCCGTAGCAGTATTCCACAGCGCATTCTACAAGCTAGGGATCAAGCCACCGGTCGGGACTGCCGAAGACGCCATGCGCTGGCAGAACGCCCCATACGAGTGGTATCACGTAGGTATTCAGCAAGAGACAGCGGAGCTGGTGCACCGCGAAATCTCGATGATTCTAGAGGGCGGTCACCCGGCACAGAGAGGCCGGGGCTGCCCCCTAATCTCAGAGATGGGCAAGGTAGTAGACCACACAAAGAAGTACCGCGGAGAGTACCTCTGGCTCCAGTTCCACCCACTAGTAGGCGGGGCAAACATCCACTTCCGTACCACTCAGGACAAGGCCAAGGCCCTCCTGGGCAAGGACATGAACGGCATCTCGTTCGACGAGGCAGCCTTCGAGCCCCACCTTATGCAGATCTACCAAGAGGTATTGAACCTACGGCGCCTCTCTACCGGTGGTCAGCTCCACTTCATCGGGACACCCACTGAGGGGATCAACGACTACGCAGACCTGTGGGAGATGGGCAACCCAGGCAACCCAGGTAGGGACGAGCAGTTCTTCAGCTTCCGGCTCTCCACCAGGGACAACGTAGGTTACGGCCTGGCATCTGACACCTTTGCGGCAATCCTGCGCCAGCAGGCTGAGTACTTGATCCCACAGAACATCGACGGGTTCTTCATCGAGGCCAGCGACGCATACTTCTCCTCCCTGTCTGTAGACTCCTGTTTTATGGAGGATATGCCTGGAGAACAGTCCCCAATTAAGAAGCACCGGTACGTCCAGGGATGCGACCCTGGGATCATGAGTGATAGTACCTGGGCCATCACACTTGACAATACTGTGAAAAATGGTATAATCGGAGTGCGAGCAAGGACGAGAACAGGAAAACAGACAATACAAGCAGTAGTAAACATGGTACGTGAAGGACATCTCCTCTACAATCAAGATCTGTCTACATGTACAACGATAGTCGATGAGACTGGGTTCGGCGGTAAACTATTCAAACAAGAGTTTAGTGTTATCAAGCCTCTCCGCGGATACGACTTCGGAGGAACCAAAGCCAAGAAACTTGAGCTGCTCTCTGACCTGAAGGCAGCAATGGATAAGAAGATGATCTCATTCCCAAGGAGTGGAATCTGGATGCAGCTTAGAAGGCAACTGCTCTCCTATAAGCTGGAAGACAAGAAACTAGAGCAAGACGCTGTAATGGCACTAGCGGTCGCAGTTAGACACGCAATTCGCCACAGCAGCGGCAACCTGGATAACCCAGTATTCACATACTTTGGAGGTTCCGACTAATGGCAAAGAAGCAGATGACGCCAGAGCAGCAGTCAATCTCGCTCGCCTCCACGGCGTTGCAGATGAAAGACATTGATCCGGCTGAAGACCCACAGTTCGCGATCCTTAAGCAGGCCTACACCCTCAAGCAGTACCAAGAGCCAGAGCAGCAGCGACTTCGCTCAAAGTTCCGCCGCTTTGACCACTTCTACAATCCGAACACAATCACGCTCGGCGGTGCTGACCACTGGGCGGAAGATCCGACAGCTCGATCCGCCGGGCGTGCACACGTATCCGTAAACGTACACCCAGCCTATGTCAACATCCCAGCTTCGTTGCAGGCTGTACCTCCGGTAATCAACTACGTACCTACCACCCTGGACAAGGAGGGTCGCCTGGCCGCTGGCCGACGAGAGCGACTATACTTTGCCTGGGCAGAGGCCAACGAGTTCGACGTCCGGCTAGAGGAAGCTTGTCTCTACAAGGCCCTTTACGGACACACGGCAGCTAAGATCTATTGGGATGACGTGCTTGGCGTACCTAAGGTATCGATTATTGACACCCCAGAGAACCTCTACATTGGCTACGGTGACTCAAACTACAACCGTGCCGACTGGGCCATCTACACATATGGTCTAAGCCCACAGGCGGTTAAGGAAGATTTCGGCCTTGATGTGCTTGCCGTACAGGGTGACAAGGAATGGCATCCCTACACATACAGCGCGTCACACGATGACCCGCTTGCAAATGTTTACACAAGAGAGTATAACAGAGACCCAAGTCGAATCGAGACCGCATACGACCGTATGAAGATCACGGTTCTGGACTACTGGTACAAGGTTGCCGCAAAGCCAGGCAAGCCAGCGATGGTGCACAACGCGCTCATCGTTGGTAACACCGTTGTTCGAAGCAGCAAGCACCCAGAGCTTGTCGGGCGACTACCATACATTACGCTCCGTAACAGCATGATTCCAGGCAGCCCATACGGCAAGTCTGAGCTGTTCGACGTAGAGCAACTTCTCCGTGAGAAAGACGAGCGCATCACGGCGCAGGCACAGATGATTCAGTCTGTCGTCGGCGGCCAGATGTGGCAGCTCGTTGGAGGCGACGCCCCGGACGAGGTTCCGGCCAACGCAATCCCGAAGCCGGGCCGCGTTGCAACCCCAGGCCCTGGCAATGAGTTGCGTGCGATCACGCCTTTCATTCCTCAGTTCCAGGTTGAAGACTACAACAAGCGCATCGACCGCGAGATCTCAGTAGTAACCGGTCTTAACGACCTGCTGCTTGGACTTGCCCCAGCTAACGTTCTTGGCTCAAGCCGAGCCATCGCATCCCTCATCGCCAACTACGAGCAGCGCATCGCTCCAAAGCGAAAGCTACTGTACTCGTGGATCAAGAACGTGTGGGAAGTATCCGCACGAATGTGGGAAGAGAAGGATCGAGCAGTCAGCGAGATCATCGGCGGAGAGTACCGCCTTGAGATCACTCCACCAGAGCTTACGCCACGAGACACTCTTGAGCTTGCACAGACAGCTCTTAACCTGGTGCAAGGACGAATCTGGAGCGCAGAGCGCGCTATGGACCGCGTCGGCGTGGAAGATCCAGAGGGCGAGAAGGAAGTCATCCGCGACGAGCAGACAGATGCAACCCTCAACCCAGCTGCGGTTCTCACCATGGGCCAGCTCATGATGATGTTCCAGCAGCTACAGGCTCAGCAGGCAGAGATGCAGCAGCAGCAGGCTATGATGCAGCAGCAGATGGGCCCACAGGGACAGCCTGGTCAGCCACAGCCTGGGCAGGGAGAAATGCCACCAGAGATGGCCGGCGCTGGTATCCCTCCTGAAATTGCACAGCAGCTTGCTGCGCAACAGGCTTCAGCACAGAATGCATTCCGTCAGGTTGGGGAACCAACTGGCACGGAGCAAATGAATGGCGGCGAGATGGGTGGCGTTCCTCCGGAAATGATGCCGGAGAACGCAGGACCTATGGCCCCAGAGCAGCAGGGAGTTGGGCAGCCAGGTGATCTTGGCGCTCAGATCTCAGCTCTTCGTCAAAATGAAACCATCAATCGTCTAGCTAGATAACGGAGGTCTATAATGGCACGTAAGGGTAAATTCGGACGGGCAGCTGCGGGGACGCAGAACCTATCGAGCCTTGTGTACACTCTCCTCCGCCAGGAGCGAGACACGCAAGAGCGAACCATGCTCACTTCGTATGGCAACAATATGCGCTCAGGAACTGGCACCGGCAGCTTTAATGCTGACGGGGTAACGAACCAGGCAACCGCAGCTCAAGTTGTCGCTTGGTACAAGGCCCAGGCAGCTACGGCCAGGGCGTCTGGGGACGCAGCAGGCGCAGCGAGCTTCGACACTCAGGCGGAAGAGTTCCGCATCTCTGCACTCAAGGACATGGAGGCGCTCCTTGACACGGCCTATCAGAACGGCAACGCTATTGACTTGAGCCTACTTGGCGGATCTGGCACCATGAAGGTAAACTCTTCTGTATACGAGCAGTACATGCGTATCCTGCTTGGTGACTCATCTTCTACTGAATCAGATAGGCAGCGACTTAATAACAAGATCTTCTCTGTTGCCTATAACAAGACAGCAGAAGACATGGTCAACGGATTCAACGAGAAGAAGTACACCGCTCAAAATCTAGTGGACTACTACAACAAGGAGCTGATTGCGGCCAAGGCCGCTGGTCTTACTGAAGAGAGCAAGACGTACCGGGACATCCTTGCAGCTAGGGCGTCAGCAATTGCTCGAGCGAAGTCAGATGGGCTGGCAGCTCGCCAGGATCAGACCAACGCTAAGGCAGACGCAAAAGGCGACGAGCTCGCTAAAGACATGCAGACACTGCTCAAGGGCAGCCTTGCAAACTTCATCTTTGACAAAAACACCATGCAAATTCTTGAGGGTGGCATTGGCAAGGGCGGCGGATACACCTGGATGAATACCCTTACAACCTACCTACGAAGCAATAACATCTCAATGTCTGATGTTATGAGTGACGCAGCGTCTAGGGCCGGTTGGGATGACGCCACACTTAATGAGGCTGTGTTGTCTCTGAACGATGCAGTTGATGAAATCACGTCTCTTAACGCGCAGGGCTACGGTAAGGAGCTAGGCGG